GATATTTCAGGGCTTATAGTGGGTCTGCCGTCTGCGCCAAAAAATTTACCAAAAGAAAGTAATAAGTGGGTGTATAAGAATTACCCGGACCAACTAAAAAAAGTTAGGACTATTTTTGATTGGAACAAAAGAGATGACTTATTTAAATCTAAATGGGTTGATTATATAGAGACCGAGTTTAATAAAAGAGATCAAGGACATTGGTTTATGAATAACAACAAGCCCACTTATCTCACAGGAACTCATTATATGTACCTACAATGGACAAAGATTGATGTAGGTAGACCAGATTTCAGAGAAGCTAATCGTATTTTTTATATATTTTGGGAGGCGTGCGTAGCTGATTACAGGTCATTCGGAATGTGTTATTTAAAAAACAGACGTTCAGGGTTTTCTTTCATGAGCTCGTGTGAAGCTGTAAACACAGGAACTATCAGTAGAAATGCTAGAATAGGCGTTCTTTCAAAAACAGGATCGGATGCTAAGAAAATGTTTACAGATAAAATTGTTCCTATTTCAAATAACTATCCATTCTTCTTTAAACCCATTCAAGATGGTATGGACAAACCTAAGACTGAGTTAGGGTACAGGGTTCCCGCCTCTAAAATTACTAGAAACAACTTAGACAGAGTAGAAGAAGTTCATTTAGACGGGCTAGATACTGTGATAGATTGGAAGAATACTGCTGACAATAGCTATGATGGGGAAAAACTAAAACGACTTATTCACGATGAGAGCGGAAAATGGGAGCGGCCAGAGAACATTAAAAATAATTGGCGAGTAACTAAAACTTGTCTAAGACTGGGGCGTAAAATAGTTGGTAAATGTTTGATGGGTTCAACGTCAAATTCTTTAGCTAAGGGCGGTCAAAATTTCAAAGACCTGTATGAAGACGCTAAGGTTCATACTCGAAACTCAAATGGACAAACCAAAACGGGACTGTATTCATTATTCATACCAATGGAGTGGAATTTTGAAGGATACATAGATGAGTACGGACATCCAGTGTTTTATAATCCCGACAAACCGGTAATGGGCATAGACGGTGAATTAATAAAAACAGGAGTGATAGATTATTGGAACAATGAAGTAGCTTCTTTAAAAAGTGATCCAGACGCGTTAAACGAGTTTTATCGTCAATTTCCTAGAACTGAATCTCACGCATTTAGAGATGAAAGTAAAAATTCTATTTTTAACCTTACCAAAATATATCAGCAATTGGACTACAATGAGAACTTAATTAAAACTCATTATTTAACAAGAGGAGGGTTTCATTGGAAAAATGGTGAATTAGACTCTGAGGTGATATGGTCTCCTGACACGCGCGGGAGGTTTATCGTTTCTTGGATACCTCAACAAAGCATGCGAAACAATGTAGTGGTCCGAAACGGAATAAAGTACCCTGGGAATGACCACATCGGTGCTTTTGGTTGTGACCCTTATGATATTTCAGGAACCGTAGACGGGAGAGGGTCTAACGGGTCTTTGCACGGTAAGACTATGTTCAACATGGATGAAGCTCCATCTAATGAGTTTTTTTTAGAATACATAGCAAGACCTCAAACAGCTGAAATTTTCTTTGAGGATGTGCTAATGGCTTGTATATTTTATGGTATGCCTATATTGATAGAAAACAATAAAGCGCGTATATTGTATCACTTTAAAAACAGGGGATATAGAAAGTATTCAATGAATAGACCAGACAAGACATTTAACCGGCTCTCTAAGACGGAAAAGGAGTTAGGGGGGATACCTAACTCATCAGAGGATATAAAGCAGGCTCACGCAAGCGGAATTGAAAGCTACATTGAAAGATATGTGGGGTTGGATATGAGTGGTGAATATAGGCCGCCCGAAGATATGGGCATTATGTATTTTAATAGAACACTAAGAGATTGGGCTCATTTTGACATTACAAAAAGAACAAAACACGATGCTTCAATTAGCTCAGGATTGGCTATAATGGCCACTAACAAACATCAGTTCACCCCTAAAAAAGAAGAGTCAAAAATTAGCATTAACTTTGCAAGATATAGTAACAGCGGTATAGCGAGCCAAATTATTAAATAAATGAAGGAAATAAGCACAATTCTAAACCCGATTAGCTTCCCTAATCAACTAGCGTCTGATGAAACAAAAGAAACCCCTGAGTATGGACTAAGAGTGGGTCAAGCTATTCAATATGAGTGGTTTAAAAGAGATGGGGGTACGTGTGGATATTATAGTCGATGGATGGACTTTAACAATAGAAGGCTTTACGCTAGAGGAGAACAATCTATACAGAAGTATAAAAAAGAAATAGCTGTAGATGGAGATTTATCTTACTTAAACTTAGACTGGACTCCAGTTCCTATTATACCTAAGTTTGTTGACATAGTGGTTAACGGCATGATGGATAGAATGTTTCACATTAAAACATACGCTCAAGACGCTTTAGCTTCAGATGAAAGATCTAAACACCAAAGATTAATTGAAACCGACATGGTGTCTAAAGACATGTTGTTGAGTATAGAGCAGAATTTTGGCGTAGATGCATTTAGTACAGACAAAAAAGAACTTCCAGAAACTCCTGAAGAACTGCAACTTCACATGCAGTTAAAGTATAAGCCGGCTATAGAGATTGCAGAAGAGGAGGGTATTAACACTTTATTAGAAGAAAACCACTATCAAGATACTCAAAAAAGATATAACTATGATTTAGTTAATTTAGGAATGGGCGTTGTTAAGCACAACTTTCTTCCAGGATCTGGCGTTCAAGTTGATTATGTTGATCCCGCTACGTTTGTTTGGAGTTATACGGAAGACCCTACATTTAAAGATTGTTTTTATTTCGGAGAGGTTAAGCAAATTCCGCTGACAGAAATTATAAAAATTAAACCAGATATATCAAAGGACGAGTTAAAGGAAATCTCTCAACTCGGTTCAGCTTGGTTTAATTACTATGGGTTAATGAGGCCTTATATGAATGACGTTTTCAACCAAGATGTTGTAACGCTTTTGTATTTTAATTACAAAACCACCAAGTCTGTGGTCCATAAGAAAAAGAAAATGGATAATGGAGGCGAGAAAGTTATTCAAAAAAATCAGGGATTCAACCCACCGGAAGATAGTGAGCGATTTTCTAAAATCGAGAAGCGTATAGATGTGTGGTATGATGGCATTATGGTGATGGGAAGTAATTATTTATTGAAGTGGGAATTAGCTAAAAACATGGTTAGACCAAAATCTGCTAGTCAGAGAGCGTTATCTAATTACGTTCCTTGCGCTCCGAGAATGTATAAAGGGCAAATTGAATCTCTTACTAAAAGGATGATACCCTTTGCAGATCTTATTCAAATGACTCACCTTAAATTACAACAAGTATTGGCTAGAGTTGTGCCTGATGGTGTATTTATTGACGCTGATGGTCTTAATGAAGTAGACCTAGGAACAGGAGCCGCGTACAATCCAGAGGACGCGCTTAAGTTATACTTCCAAACGGGTAGTGTTATTGGTAGAAGTTTTACTCAAGATGGAGAATATAATCACGCTAAAATTCCTATTCAGGAGCTAGGAAGCAGTAGTGGTCAGCAAAAAATGTCTGCGCTTATTGGTAATTATAATCATTATTTAAATATGATTAGAGATGTAACCGGACTTAATGAAGCTAGAGATGCGTCTAGCCCTGACCCTAACTCTTTAGTCGGTGTTCAGAAATTAGCCGCTCTTAACTCTAATACCGCAACTAGACATATATTAGATGCTAGTTTATTTATAACCAGACGATTAGCTGAAGGGCTGTCTTGTCGTATATCGGATATTTTAGAGTATTCAGACTTTGCTGAAGAATTTGCCAATCAAATTGGAAAATATAATGTAGCTATTTTAAACGACATAAAGGATTTATACCTACATGATTTCGGTATTTTTATAGAGATGTCTCCAGATGAAGAACAAAAAGCTCAATTAGAGCAAAACATTCAGATGGCTTTAAGCAAGGAGTCTATATCTTTAGAAGATGCTATTGATATTAGGGAGGTTAAGAATTTAAAAATGGCAAATGAGTTGTTGAAACTTAAAAGAAAAAGGAAGGAAGAAAAAGATCAAGCCATGGCACAAGCTTTAGAAGAGCAAAAAGGGAAGATAAAAGTTCAAACAGAACAACAGCTAGCTCAACTTAAGCAACAAATGATTGACTTACAGAAAAATGCAGATATGGAGTTGCAGAACAATCAAACAGAAAACGAACTTAAAAAGAAGAGGGAGGAAGCTCAGTTAAAAGAGCAGTTAATGCAGAAGGAGTTTGATTATAATATGCAACTCAGAACTGTAGATTCTGACAATATTAAAGGTCGAGAAGAAATGAAAGAAAAGGCAAAAGATAAAAGAATCAGTCTTAATAATACAGAACAATCTCAACTTATTGAACAAAGGCAAAGCAAAGGAAAGCCAAAGAATTTTGAGTCTAATGAAGACAGTTTAGATGGTTTTGATTTGGCTGAATTCAATCCTAGATAAAATGTATAAAAAAAGTTTATTATCTTTGTGTAACTAAAATATAATATAATGGAAGGATTTACAGTAAAACACGTACAAGAGGTTGAAGAAAAAGGTGTTCAACAAGTAGAGCAAGAGCTTTTAGATAAGCACAATAAAGAGTTAGAAAGCAAAAATAACGAAGTTCAGGATCAATTAAAAAAAGAAACCGAACCTCAGGGAGATTTAAAAATAGGAGAAGAAAATATTATTTCCTACATAAAGGAAAGGTACGATAAAGATATTACATCTGTGGATGAATTGTTTTCTCAAAAAGAGCAAAACGAAGAGCTTCCTGAAGATGTTGCCACGTTTTTAAAGTACAAAAAAGAAACTGGTCGAGGGTTAAACGACTTCATGAGTTTAAATAAAAACTATGACGAAGTGCCTGAAGATCAATTATTAGCAGAGTATTATTTAGACACGAATCCACATTTAGATAAAGATGATGTAGATTTTAAGCTAAAAAATAGTTTTAGTACAGATGAATATTCTGAAGAGTCAGAGGTTAAGTCTAAACAAATTGCTAAGAAAGAAGAACTTGCAAAAGCTCGTAAGTATTTTAATGATCAGAAGGCACAATATCAAACTCCAGTTGAGTCAACGGAGCCATGGGTAAGTGAAGAAGATAAAAAGAATTACGAGGCTTACAAGAATAAATCTCAAGAAGATGAGAGTTATTTAGAAGACAGTAGAAAGAAGAGTGCGTTTTTTTCAGAAAAGACTAACGAATTGTTTAATGACAGCTTTGAAGGTTTCAAGTTTAACGTCAATGACAATGAGTATGTGTATAAGCCAGCTGAAGCTAGCAAATTGAAAGAAACTCAATCTGACATAAACAACTTTATAGGTATGCACCTAAATGAAGACGGTTATGTTGCAGACGCAGAAAGTTATCATAAATCATTAGCAGTTGCTATGAACCCTGAGTCTTTCGCTAAGTACTTTTACGAGCAAGGCAAAGCTGATGCCGTCACTGATGATGCTAAGAAAAGCAAAAACATTGACATGGGTAACGTTAGGTCTGCTCCAGAAACTGTGTCTTCAGGAGGTATGAAAATTACAGCCGTTGATAGTTCTCATGGAAATGGGTTAAAAATTAGAAGTAATAAATAAAAATTAATTAAAAATTTAAAATTATGTCACTAAATGTACCGGGGTATAGTTTAACCCCATCTGCAACTAAAGTTGCAACAGACACTAATTATATCACAGACTTTAACTTTTTGAATCAGTATTTACCTGATACTTATGAGAAGGAGTTTGAAAGATATGGTAATAGAACAATCGCTTCATTCCTAAGAATGGTTGGAGCTGAAATGCCTACTAACTCTGACCTTATCAAATGGGCAGAACAAGGTAGATTACATACAAAATATGAAGATTGCACGTTTGGAGCGATAGATACTCCTGTTGCTGGTCAGCAAGTGTTTACATTGGCTGGGGGCGCACTATGCAACTTTAGAGTTGGACAAACAGTAATGTTGTCATCTACAACTTTAACAGCTGAGTCTGCTAAAGCTGTAGTAGTTGATGTAGCCGGTTCTACTTTTACAGTAGCTTATTATGCTGCTACTGGTGGGGTATCTCCATTTACAGCTGCTACTACTGTAACTGCTTTCATTTATGGTTCTGAATTCCAAAAAGGAACACAAGGAATGGAAGGTTCTTTAGAAGCTGAAGATTCTTTCTTCGATAATAAACCAATTATTATTAAAGATAAGTATTCTGTAGCTGGTTCAGATATGGCTCAAATTGGATGGGTAGAAATAACTTCTGAAAATGGAGCTAGTGGATACCTATGGTATTTGAAGTCAGAGCATGAAACAAGACTTCGTTATGATGATTACCTAGAGATGTCAATGA